TACAGTTACTGGTATACCAAGTTCAGGTAAGTCAGATTTTGTCGACCAAATGGTTATTGGATATAACCAAAATTATGGGTGGAAAACGGCGTTTGCTTCTCCAGAAAATGTACCTACGTACTTGCACGCTCATAAATTAATGCGTAAAATATGGCAAGGTATGCCTGCTAAATCTGATATTGGAGGAGAAAAATGGAATCAAATTGCGGATCATTGCAATGAAAGTTTTTTTCATATTGATATGGAGCGTTATACATTAGATTCAGTGCTGCGTAAAGGTGCGGAATTAGTAAAGCGTAAAGGTATTAAATGTTTAGTCATTGATCCATTCAATAAAGTTAGAGATGTAGACGCTAAGACTGAGGACGTTAATAAATACACTATGGAATATTTGCAAAAGATAGAAATCTTTGCTAAAAAATATGATGTATTAGTTTTTATTGTAGCGCACCCTACTAAAATGTACAAGGATAAAAATGGTAAGATTGAAGAGCCAAATATGTATAACATTAAAGGTGGTGGTGAATGGTATGACGCTTCTTATCATGGGTTATTAGTTCACAGAGATTATGAAAATAAAACCGTTAAATGTAAAGTATTAAAAGTTAAGTTTCAAAATCTTGGAGAAAATGGAGCTGAGTCACATTTTAAATGGGAACCTGCTTCAGGATGTTTTATACCGCATGAATCCCCTGATTTATCAAACGAAAAAATGCCTTGGGAATAAGATGGGTAGCGGAAGCGATAAAAAAAAACAAATAGATATGGGTTCATATACACGAACTAATGAGGAAAACGAAGCTTATATTTGGTGTATAAAAAATAAAATTTTAATTTCTCCTTTAGCAAAATCTTCTACAGAGTGGTATATAGAAATAATATTAAATGGTAAAGCAAGTAAGAGTCCATTAACTTATAAAAAAGTTGAAATATGGAAACAGTTATTTTCATTTTATTTATATTACTATAAAAAATACCATAAGCTAGAAACTAAAAGTTTGCAAATAAAAAAACCCATTGAACAAAAAGATTTAACTATTAAAAAAGATATACAAAATAAATTATTTTAACATGCAAACTATTGAAAATGAGTACAAAAGACTTATATCAGATATATTCTATAATGGATATAACAAGCAGGATAGAACAGGTACTGGGACAAAGTCTATCTTTGGAAGATCAATCGAACATAATATGTCAGATGGATTCCCTTTACTTACAGGAAAAAAGATAAACTTTAATGCAGCAAAAACAGAATTGCTTTGGATATTAAACGGTAGGACAGACCTTAAATATCTTGAGGATAACGGCGTAAAGTATTGGAGACCTGACTATGAAAGATCTGGTAGAACAGACAAGACATTAGGACCGGTGTATGGTAAGCAATGGAGGGATTTCAATGGGGTGGATCAATTAAAACAATTAGTGTATAGCATTGAAAACGACCCTTATTCAAGAAGATTAATGGTTAGTGCTTGGAATCCTGCTGAATTGAAAGATATGGTTTTACCACCTTGTCATTATGGTTTTCAAGTTTATATAAACAATGAAACTCTTGACTTAATGTGGCAACAAAGATCTGCAGATGTATTTTTAGGTTTACCTTATGATATTGCAATGTATGGGTTATTATTAGAAATGCTAGCACTTGGAGCAAATTTAAAACCAGGTAAACTTATTGGACAACTTGGGGATTGTCATTTATATAATAACCATTTGGATCAAGCTAAAATATATTTAGGAAGATCTAACAGGGCTTTGCCTAAATTGCATTTGGAAGAAGGCATTAGAATATCTAAAAAAATGGACGCTTATGAATCTTTAATAATTCCAGAAAAAAATGAAATTAAATTAACTAATTATAACCCTTATGAAGCAATAAAAGCTCCATTAAGTGTTGGATAAATCAAAATAATGTATTATATATATCACATTCCTGGTAAAAAGATAGGCGTAACACGTGATCTTAATAAAAGAGTAACGCACCAGCAAGGCTACAGTGCAGATGAATACGAAGTTCTTGAACAATCAGATGATATAGACTATATCTCTGATCGTGAAATAGAACTTCAACGGTCTTATGGCTATAAGATTGATTTAAAAAAGTACAAAAATTTAAACCAAAAACCAATAAATATGAAAGTAAATGTAACAGAGCAAACAACAACGTTTCCTATACCTTTGAATAAACTCAAAGGTAATCTTATGGATAATTTAGGATTAACTTGGTCAACTGACCTTGGCGAATTTGAATTAACTACAGAAACAATAAAATGGATTGTAAATAATGCTAAAACATCAATGTTTAATTTAGACAGATCGTTTATCTATAATAAAGCTTTCTATGAGACTTTTTTAAATCGCAAAGCTATTTTATATCCAGAAGATTTTAAGCCAACTAGATTTGATCTAATACGATCATGGGCTATTGAAAGAGGTATATATGCTCAAGGAGATAGCAAAACACAATATATTAAACTAATGGAAGAGTCAGGGGAGCTTGCTCAGGCTATTTTAAAAAATAACAAAGCGGATCTTGTGGATGCTATTGGTGATATGATTATTGTATTAACAAACTTAGCCCAGCTAAATGGTATGCTTGTTGAAAGTTGTATTGACTCTGCTTATAATGAAATAGCTAATAGAAAAGGCAAAATGATTAATGGAACTTTTGCAAAAGAAACTTTATGAGTAAAAAAGAAATAGAATTTAGAGATCCAGTTGTTGAGCGAGTTGTTACTAAATTTGTATCTAGATCTGATGTAGGTTATGCTAAATATAAAGTTACCCTCGAACAAGACCAATCAAATATATTTGCTTGGATTAATCATCTTCAAGAAGAGCTTATGGATGCTGTATTATACTTACAAAAATTAAAAGAAACATCTACAGATTTATTACAAGACAGATTAGTTGAAGAGATAAACATACATGATGAAAAGGAAATCAAATAAAAAAGGCCCTGTAAAAGCAAAAAAGGTATCATACGATGGTATTGATTTTGCTTCTGGCTTAGAAAAGTATATGTATAAATTACTTAAAGATGCTAATCTTAATTTTCAATATGAAGGCCAAGTGTTTGAATTATTACCTGGATTTAATTTTAATAATGAATGCTACGAAAGACAATCAAATGGAAAAGGAGATTTTGTAAATAGAGGTAATAAAAAAATACTTAATATAAAATATACACCCGACTTTGTAAGTACTGATTTTATTATTGAAACAAAAGGTAGAGCTAATGATTCATTTCCTTTAAGATGGAAAATGTTTAAATATTTAATGGGTTCTATGTGTGATAAAAGGGTATTGTATAAACCTCAAAACCAAAAAGAATGCGACGAAACGATACGCTTGATTTTAGCAAAACAAAAAAATTAGCTGAACAAAAGTACGCTGAAAGAAAAATAAACAAATGGATCAAATGGTCCTGGGATATTAAAGGTAGAATAAATTATAAACAATTAAAACAAAAGCAAGACGAGTATGGAATCAGAGCAGAATCCTGGAGAAAAAATCCCTAAAATGTGGTCAATAGAAATAGGTTTATATCCAGGTATATTATTTGGTATTAGGACTTATAAAGAAGAATTTGAAACAACTCACGTGTTATATCTACCTTTTGTAGACGTAGCTTTAATAATTGAAAATTAATACAAAATAATAAATAAATTATGGGGTTATTTACACCTAGAATAGCGTATAAACCATTTGAATTTCCAGAATATTATACAGAAGGTTGGCTAAAACAAGCTCAAGCTTTTTGGTTACATACAGAAATTTCAATGCAAAGTGATATTAAAGATTGGAATGAAAAATTAAATGAAAAAGAAAAGAATTTAGTTGGTAATATATTACTAGGATTTGCACAGACAGAGTGTGCTGTTTCAGACTATTGGACACAAAAAGTAGTAAAATGGTTTCCTAAACACGAAATACAACAAATGGCAATGATGTTTGGATCACAAGAAACAGTTCATGCCGTAGCTTATAGTTATTTAAATGAAACTCTAGGATTAGAAAATTATGAAGCATTTTTACACGAGCCTGCAACGGCCGAAAGATTTAACAACCTCGTTGCCTATGAAGGAGATAATCAAGTGGGTATTGCTAAGTCTCTTGCTGTGTTTTCTGCTTTTGCGGA